ATCATCCTGGAGAGCGTTCTGGAAGGTCTGGCCGAGTATTACTCCGCCGACCTCCGGCAGAAGGTCATCCGAGGCATGAAGGAGACCGCGAAGAAGGGCCAGTATTGCGGCCAGTCTCTGCCCATCGGTTACAAGGTGGACGCCGAGCGTCACATCATCGTCGACGAGCGAGAGGCTGCCGCTGTCCGGGAGGCCTTCCGGATGCACATCGCCGGCGGCCAGCTCCGGGACATCGTCCAGATGTTTGCCGACCGTGGGATCATGGGCAGACGCGGGAAGCCGGTCTCCAATGCGGTCGTCTATCGTATGCTGCGGAATAACAAATACCTGGGCGAGTTTTACATCCAGGACGTGAAGCTGAATGTGGAGCCGATCATTGACCAGGCGACCTTCTTGGAGGCGGCCCAGCATTTCAAAACGAGCCGTAACAATGCGGCGGGGAGGGCGAAGGTGAACTATTTGCTGAGCTGTAAAATGTTCTGCGGGTACTGCGGCTCGATGATCAATGCAGAGACCGGCACCGGGAAGCTGGGGAAGGTGTACCGGTATTACAAGTGCGGAGACAAAAAGCGCGGGAAGGCCTGCGAGCTGAAGCCGTTCCCGAAGGACCAGCTGGAGGACGCGATCATCCTGGCCACGGTGAACGATATGCTGACCGATGACATGATCGAGAAGCTGACCGTCCGGATCCTGGAAGTCCAGGAACAGGAAAACGCCGACGATCCCGTGGTGGGATTGCGTCGGCGTCTTGACTCAAATAAAAAGCGCCAGCGGAACTTGCTGGACGCGATAGAAGAAGGCGGGGCCCGTGGCCTGGTCTCTCGTTTGGCTGCCCTGGAGGAAGAGGAGGAGCAGCTGGTGCTGGAGATCCAGCGGGCAGAAATAAAAAGGCCCCGACTCACCCGTGAGGTGGTCGAGGCCTGGCTGCGCTCCTTCCGCGTCGGAGACGTCACGGATGACGACTTCCGCGCTCGGTTGGTTGACACGTTCATCGCCCGAGTCGAGCTCCGCAACGATGAGGCGCTGATATTTTACAATATCCGAGAAAAGGGCCCGCACTCACGTGTTCGAGTACGGCCCGAATGGTGGAGCCCGCGCGACGGTACTCGAACCCCGAAGATCATCGTGCTGCGGGACTATGTCGTCCTCAGAATTGCCGTATAAAGCAAAAGAGCCCCGGCGGGTGCCGGGGCTCTCTTAGTCTATCATGTATTTGCTGGCTGTTGTGACAGCGCAGCAGGCTCCCAGGAATATGAGAGCCGCCACGCTGATCAGGGCGATCATGCCACGCCCAGGATCTTCTTGGTCCTGTTCAGAACGTCAGCGGGATCCAGGCCGGAGCCCTTCACCTTGCCGGCGATCTCCTGCGCCAGCACGTCGGCAGGATCCGGCTCGGCCGGCTTTGCTGCGACGCCCTGGATGGTGCAGTAGTCAGGATTTTCGAGGTAGATCCAGCCGGCGCCGCTTTTCAGCTTGCCCCAGCCGTCCTGCACCTCGGTGATGGTGAAGACGCCCTTGCCGGTCTGGCCTCTGACCGCGTAGCTCATGCCGGGGCCCTTGCGGTAGTTCAGATCCGGAATGATGACGCGGACAGTGAAGGGCGTCGCAGGGAAGCCCTGGACGGGCTCCGGAGCCGCTTCCGGTGCCTGGGTAGTGCCGGAGCCCAGGATCTCATTGACGGCCGCAGCGATGGCACCGTGGCGGTCGTAGAGGTACTGGCCCGGGCAGGCCTTGTTGGCGTAGTCGCGGTGCACGGTCATGTTGCAGCCGTTGGCGTGGTTGACGCGGTCGGTCTTGTTGGTGGACCAGACCAGCTTCTTGATGCCGTTGCGCTTGCAGATGTCGGCCACCAGCTTGATCAGTGCGGCGTAGGCTGCGTCGGTCACGGCGTAGGGGTGCTCGGTGTCGCTGGCGACTTCGATGGTGATGGCGCGGTTGTCGTTCTCGCGGCTGGAAGTGCACCAGGAGCGATCTGCCTCATCGACGGACAGACCGATGGAGCCATCCTTGCCGACGACATAGTTGGCGGAGCACTCGCGGTCGGTAGTGGCGAAGTAGTCGCAGCCCTGCTTCGCCGTCCACTGGCCCACGATGCAGTGGATCGTGATGGTGTCGATGGCGTGGTTGCGGGGGCTGGTCTTGTTCTTGGTGATGTTGGTGTACGTTACCAGAGGGCTGTTGCTCATGGTGATCTCCTCCTTCTCTGGGGTTGCTGTAGTGTTTGCGTAGGCGTCATAGTATGCCTGGCCGAAGCCGGCCCGCTTTACCTTGACGGCGTTGCTCATGTCGGCCGGGCGCTCGTACTTGGTCAGCACGATGTCGGACGCCTCCTTCACGGTCCGGGCTGTCCGGAGCACCTGGAAGACGGCCACGTAGCCCTTCAGCTCCTGGAACATGAAGTCGAGCTGCATCATCAGGTCGCCGATGGACGCGCCGGTCTTCCGGGCGTAGTTGAGCATGGCCTCCTTGCGGCTCCAGTATGTCCACTGCGCGAGGCCGTAGCCGGCGCTGTCGCGGACGAAGTTGGAGTAGCTCTCGGAGTCCACGGCGGCCGTGTACTCGGCGTCCGTGAGGCCCAGGCGCTTCTCGTAGGTGTTCTGGAGGTTTATCGGATTGAGCCCGCTCTCGGCGTAGAGGTTGCCCATCAGCCCGGCCACACCGGCCGGGCTGAAACCTTTGCAGCGGAAATAGTTCCAGATGGTCCTCTCAGTGGAGGACCCTGTCGCCTTCATGGCTTACTCCTTGCCGGGGCTGGTGTTAGCGTCGCCCTCTGCCTTCTGTTTCAGGATGTCAATGGCTTTCACCACGATGGCAGGGATAGGCACGCCCATCAGGCCGGCGTTCTCGATAATGCTGAGCGTCTCGTTGGCGATGAAGGCGATGATCGTCGCGTCTCTGATGAATGTGGAGCCCGTGACCAGATCGAGGCGGCAGGCTACCAGCACCACCAGGAGAGTCGTGCCTTTACGGCAGAGGCCCTTCCAGCCGGCGCGACTCTCCAAGGCGCCGTCTGCGGACTTCTGGGACTTGTGGAACACGCCGGCGACGACGAGGCCGGTGACGTAGTCCACGCCCATGAAGATCAGGAGCGTGGTCAGAGCTGCGTCCCAGCCTCCGAAAAGGTTGGCGATGAAGCCGCCCACGACTCCCACTGCTGTGCAAATTCCAGTTTTCATGCTTGTGTACCTTCCTTGTTTTTATTTACTCGGCGTAGGCCTTCCAGCCTGCCGGGTATGCTTCGGGGCTCCACACATTGCCGTCAATGGTGGAAATGTAGAGGGCGTCGTTGTAGCTGACGATGTCGCCCGTGTTGTAGGCGTCAGTCGCGCCCAGAGGCTGTACCCATACCGGGTAGCCGGTCTCGGTCACGCCGATGGCCTTGTAGAGACTGACAGCAGCGTCAGGCGTCCACTCGGCGGCGCTGGTGTGATCCTGCAATACCTGGTAGAGCTGAGGATCGCCCACGGCGTTGATGCCGTAGGAGAAGACGTCCTTCGTCTTGTAGGCCTTGCCCACGGTGTAGGCGGGATAGACGGAGGGGATCTCCAGCATCAGGTCGAGCTGGGTCTCAGCGTCCAGGCTGGCCACAAAATACTGCAATGCGGTACGCATTTCGAGTGCGGTCTGTGTCATGTTCATAGTGTTATACCTCCCCTGTGAGCAGTGCCTTCATGGCCTGCTCCATTTCTGCCATCCTGGCGTCGGTTGCTTCCTTCTGCTTCTCCTCGGCCGTCTTATCGGCCAGGATAAACCAGTAGGCCTTGGCGCTGACCTTGGTGATCTGCACCAGCTTCATGTCCTCGTGGATCTCGGTGCCGTCGGGCCCCTCGATGGTCACGCTGGAGAGTTTGCCGGCGAAGGTGTCCTCGGTGACAGCGGTGGAGCTGATGAAGTTGTTCCCGTTGAGGTCGAGGCCGTCGAGGGATGTGCCATCAGCCAGTGTAATCTTCCATGTCCTTTTTTCCATTTTGGTCTCCTTCCGAACAGCTCATAGTAGAGGCTGCTCATGTTGTAGATTTGGTCGTGTGACATAATTTTGTAGTGACTGCCCAGCCAGGACTTGAACGAGTTCTCGACGGTTGGGTAGTCGATCCGGCCGGCGTCCAGCAGGCGCTTGTACGCCTTCAGCTTCCGGCGTTCCCGGGTGATGTTCTTCGGGTGGATCTTCCGGATCAGGCGGCCGGACTCCGTCAGTGAGTAGCACACCTGCAGGTGTCTGAACTGAGAGGAGAGCTTCACGATCCGGGTCTTCTTTTCGTTGATGATCAGCCCATACTCTGCCGCCTCCTTCCTGAAGCCTTCCAGCACGCTCACCAGGAACTCCTTGGAGTCTGAGACCGCATAGAAGTCGTCGGTGTAGCGGGCGTAGTGTTTGATGCCTCTGACGATCTTGGCATAGTTGTCCACCCGGTACGGGTAGATGATGCCGATGTTCTGGGAAGGCTGCGAGCCTATGTCCACGCCCTTCCTGAGCATCTTCTCGCCGGTCAGCAGCTCCGGATCCACGCCGCAGTTGAGCATCGGGTTGACCTTGCCGGCCATCATGGCCGCGATCTCCTCGTCGGAGAAGCGGGAGACGTCCTGCTCGAAGGTCTTGAAGATCAGGCGCGTCAGCATCTCAGAGATCAGCAGCGTCTCCGGATCTTCGACCTCGCGCTCCAGAAAGTAGTCGAGGACCTCGATGCACTTGTCGTGCGGGATGTTGGCATAATAGCCAGAATAGTCCACCAGCAGGATGTAGCCCTCGTTGGATCCGTGCTCCATGTAATACTGGTGCAGGTGAGCCTCGAAGCGCCGGCGGTGGAAGGCCACGCCCTTGTCCTTCTGCGAGGCGCCGTTGTCGTAGATCAGGTACTTGCTGATCGCCGGCGTCAGGACCTCGTCACAAAAGAGGTGGTTGACGGTCTTGTCCACCATGGTGTTGCTGGTGATAAAGCGCTGATGCCCGCGCTCGTTGATCGGGAACTTGTTCCCGGGGTCTGGGCGGTAGTCTCCGCTCATAAAGTCGCGCCGGATGTGGGCCGTGGTGAGGAGCTGCGTCATCTCGAACATCTGCGTGCTGCGTTTGAATTTGCTGCTTTTCATGGCCTTGGTGCCGGCGTCGTATATTAAATTTGCATCATAAAATACATTCATAAAAACCACGCGATAGCCCCATCGGTCGTAACCGGGAGCGTCCTGGTTAGCATTTACCAGCTGATCCCGCTGGACGGATGGCCTCTCCTTTCCCATAGCCGCACGCGGGAGCTTGCCCGTAGAATGTAGTGCGGTTGTGAAATCCGGGCGGACGCCGATGGAGTTCGAGGCGTTCCAGTTGTTGGCATTGCCGTTGTTGTTGACATTGCAGAAATTCGTCGCGGACTGGACGGCACAAACAGAGGCCACCCTATAGGGTGTTAATCTTTCAGGTGCTTCAGGAAGCGGTTGTCGGACTGCCGGAGCTTCTTCACCATGTTGAACAGCTTCTCGACTTCGAGCACGATGTTCATATACCGGTTTTTGTCAGCCGGCAGCGCCTCGGCGATGTACTGGAGCTCGTCCTGGAGCTGGTTGCAGCACTTCAGCGCCTGGTTGAGCTCGTCGCGTCTGTCCAGGTACTCGACACGGTAGGAGGGCCAGATGGTATTGGCCGCCCTGATGTGCTGAGCGATGGCGCAGGCGAGATCGTCCACTCGGTCGCGGTGTCTCTTGATAAACCAGCAGGCGTAGTCGTTCTCCAGGCTGCGGATGGCCTCGGCGACGTCCTTCTTGTGCTCCGGGTCCTGGATGTGCGCGGTCTGCTTCTTGATGGCCGCCTCCAGCTTCTTCTCGCTGTAGGCGAAGCTGCTGAGCAGCTCCACGGAGATCATCCGACGGACTGCGAGAGCCTGGTGGTGCGCTTCCAGATTAGAATGGGCCCGTTTACTTTTAGGGATGTCTGACACGCTATCTTATCTCCTTGATTAGATTTACCCGGCCCACAAGGGGCCGGGATTTTTGATCAATAGATCAGGAAAGCCGGGCGGACGCCGATGGAGGTCGAGGCGGCCCAGGAGTAGGCACCGCCGTGGCCGGAGACACCGCAGAAAGGCGCCGCGGACTGGACGTCTCTCAGCCACCAGTTCTCTCTGTTCGTGATCAGGTCCGGGCGTGCCTGGAACAGAGCCAGCTGGCTCTTGTCGATGCCGGTGTCGTAGCCGTTCTGGGAGCCGCCACCCCATGCGTGGGAGCCGTAGACCATCTTCTCGTTCATCAGGTCGATCTGGCTGTCGTACCACGCCCAGCCGGAGCTGGCGCCGTTGCTGACAGCGTTGGGCAGGATGATCCTGTGGGTCAGGATGTGATCCGCGCCGAAGTCGGCCTTGATGGTGGCCAGAGCATCAGCCAGGCCGGAGGTCTTCATCTTGCTGCCGTAGTAGGAGCCGGTCGTGTCGTTGGCGTCGTTCATAACGTGGTTATAGAAGGACTTGTCGGGGATGACCAGCATATGGTGAGTGGTCAGCGCTGTGTCGCCGCAGTTCAGACGGTAGTCTGCATGGGCGGCCCAGTATTTGCGGCCGTTGATGGTCCAGTAGCCGCCGGTGCGGACCAGCTCGAACTTGCCGGCACGGATGTCGGCGGACTGCTCGGCGGTGAAGCTGGTGCCGAGGCTGTGCTCGTAGATGAAGGAGTTGGCTCTGGATGCACCGGTCTGGCCGAGCATTGCGGTCAGCCCCTTCAGGGCTTTGATGTCGTCGGCGTTGGTGCCTGCCAGGCCGAGGACTTCATTGATGGCGGCGATCAGGCTGGTCTGGTCCTCAGTCTCCAGCGTGGTCAGGTCTCCGTTGATGAAGGCCTTGATGGCGCTGAGGGGGATCCTCTTGACGCCTGTGCCGTCTGCGAGTCGTACCAGGAGAACGTCCTCCTCGCTGGCCACGGCAGCCAGCGCGTCGTACTCGGTGAAGCGTTTGCCGTTTGTTACGTCAATCTGCATAATGTTCCTCCTTATGCGGTTTTATATTTCCAGTCGCCGATGATCGCGTTGCCATCGTCGTCCAGGATCGGGTTGCCGTCATCGTCAACGATGTGAGTGAACAGATCGTTGTGGATGATCATGTACTCCAGCGCGGTCAGGCGCTCGTCCAGGTTGCTCGTCTTGTTGATGAGCTCGCCGGCCACGTCCTCGTCCAGAAGGCCCTGCACGGTGGCAAACCACTCATTGAAGGCGTTCTGGCTGGTGCGCTGGAACTCTTTCAGATCCTCCGTGATGGCGGTCAGGTCTGCGTTGCCCTTGTTCTCCAGCGCCTCGATGTACTCGTCGATGGCGGCCGTGTAGCCGTCATAGGCTGCCCTGGCCATCTGCTCGAACTGGGAGTAGCTGGCGTTGGACTTGGCCACAAATTCAGCATAGAAGGCATTGAACTGGTCATAGAAGGCCTCGGTGTCGATGCTGTCGATGAACTGGGTGATGTAGCCGCAGACTGCGCTGTTGGGGCGGGTGTCGCTGATGGAGCTCTGGGTGATGACGGTCTGGTTGGCGCTGATCGTCACATTCGCCAGGCCCAGCTCGTAGTAGTCGCCGCTGACGGGCTGGATGAGCTCCGGAGCCTGGGGCGTTGCCGCTGCCGTGCCGGTCTTCACGATGATCTCGCAGAGGCGCTCCAGGTAGTTGCAGCGCAGCACGACGCGGTCGATGCGGCTGTAGCTCGTGGGAGCTGCGGCCAGCTGGAAGGTGGCAGGGGCGGGATCGTAGGCGAAGGCGCCATTGATCAGGCCGAAGCCAGGGCGGACCGTAACGCTCAGGCCGGTGTCGCCTGCCACGACTTTGAAGCAGTCGGCAGGCTTGGCCAGCACGCCATTGGTCAGCAGTTTGGAAAAGAGCAGGCGGAACAGTTCCGACGTCTCTGCTCTGTCAAAAATAGGCATACCCTCGGAGTCCACGCCGGTGATCTCCGAGTCAAAATAGCCGTATCTCATGGCCATGTTAAAATACCTCCCTTTGGATGATTTTCGTGATGCTGGTCATCTGGTCATTGCCGAAGACGACGGAGAGGGTCTGCTTGCTGCCCTCGTAGACCTCCTGGATCTCGGTGATCCGCTTGGTGGTCTCGATGCCGACGTCTGCGTAGCGGTAGGTGCAGAGGTCGCCCAGGTCGAAGTCCACGCCATAGGTCAGGTTGGCGTTGGGATCCACGTCGCTGTTGACGGTCTCGATCTTCTGGTACTCGGCCAGCTTCTCCAGACCACGCTGACGGAGCAGCGCCCTGTACTGGTCGGCCGTGTACGTGTGCTCGTTGCCGGCGTCGTCCTGGTAGGTGCTCTGGAGATCCCGGGCGTCCACGTAGAGCTCCCGACGCTCCTCGTCCGCACTGCTGCGGAGATCCACCTCCACGATGACACGGGCGGAGCCTTCTCCCTCGCCGGCGACGTAGGCGAAGTTCTTATACTCGGACTCGTCCCGGTCGTAGACGGCGTTCTTGACGTTGTAGAAGCTATCCGAGAAGATGGCCCAGCTGTTCTCCGTCTGGTCGTCCGTTCTGTCCTTGCCCTTCCACACCTCGAAGATGAGGTCGTTGTTCAGGTAGTCGTAGCGCAGCCGGTGGCTGAGCTCCTGGGTCTTCTCTATCTCGTAGAGCTTGTCGCCCAGGTTGTCGCCGGTGGCCGTGACCGTGACGCTCGTGCCGATGCCC